TATGTTGTATTGCCATCGGCTATAATATTCTCGCCGTTGCCGCTGGCGGTGTTCTCCTGATCTTCCTGCCCTGTTGCTGGCCCAGTTGGCGGTTCACCCATACCTCTTTCTTCAGCAAGGTTTCTAATTCCATTTCGTTCTCTAAGAATTAGTTCTTTGAATTGCAAAGTTAATTTTATTTCGCTGGGGGCGCCACCCATATCTTTAAATCCAGACATCATACCACCAGAACCGTAATCAACATTCATACCAGTGAGAGCACAGGTTTGAATCTGATTGATAAATGCATTTTTATTGCCCCTATACCTATATTCAATTTCAAACTCTGCCGGATACTTGAGAAATAATTCACTTGTTGATTTTTCTGGAAGCATGTACTTTTCAAATTCATTGAGTATCATCAAAACCTGTCTCAATTCTTCTTTGTTTCTTGGAGCAAATATATGATTGAAATCGAAACTTCTAAAATTCATAGTCTTGAAAAGTTGTTCCTTGAAAGGATTAGCAACTTTACTTGAAGTCACTTCTAAAGTGGCTTCCAATGGCAAATTCAGTCCCATTTGTTTACCGATATTTGCAAGAGAAGCAACTTGTCTCAAAGCAAACTCGCCGCCATCTCCCATGGCGCCAGGGCCCGTTTTTAGAGCAGCTGCCATGTTATTCATACCACCTTGTGACAACAACATTCCAAGAAGACCAAAATCAGTTGAATCCCACTGGGCTTCATTTTTCATATTTGGGGATGCTGTCTGAGCTAGTGTAATGATTGATTTCGTCTGTCTAGTGGTGTTCATAGTAACCAAATTACTAGCTCTACTGGCAAGTTGATCAGTAAGACCAGAAAGTTCAGCGGCGCCCATCGCTGCCACTCCAGTAAGGAGGCCGCCTGGAGCTGCAGAACCAGCTGCTGTAATACTAGTATTAATAGCCAGTCCAAACAAATCTTCCATAGCAGTGGACACTCCATCGGGATTATTAGTAAGAGTGCCATTGCCAACACCACCACCGCCGCCACGAGTATTAGTCCCCGTTTCAACAGAGTTTCTTAGGTTTATTCTGAAATTGACGGAGTGTGGATAATAGTCACCTTCCACATCTAGGGGATATCTTAAAATCTGTTGAGAGAGTTTATCTTGTTTAGGTTTCTCATCAACATTAGTCTTATCATTTGATGAAAGTCCACTGGCCACGTTTGCTGCAACAGTACCAGCAGTGGTTTCTCCCTCACCGCCCCCAATACCTAATAGTTCTTTTAGTTTATCTAATACGGCCATCTCGTTTCCCACTAAATAGTGTTGTTATTGGACTATTTATATGCCTTATAGAAAAGAATTACATCAAGGGAAATTTATTCCTAAAAATCCTAAAAAATATAAAGGAAACATTAGGGATATCACCTACAGGTCTGGGTACGAACTGAAGTTTATGAACTGGGCCGATTTAAATGCGGATGTCGTTGAGTGGGCATCCGAATCTGTTGTGATACCCTATCGTTCGCCACTGGATAGAAAGGTACACAGATACTATGTGGATTTCTATCTCAAGACTATTGGCGGTATATATCTCATAGAAATCAAACCAGAACGATTCACAAAACCACCCCCACCCAGAAAGAAAACAAAAAGATACCTAGAGGAAGTGGCACAGTATGGTATCAATGAAGCAAAGTGGAAATCGGCACAGGAGTTCTGCGCCGATAGAGGTTGGCAATTTAAAATAATTACCGAAAAAGAATTAGGTATCTACGCTAAAGTATGAATACCTATAATAATGCCCATTGAAGCGGCAACACCTACCATCAACTTACCAAAGTCACCAGCGATTATTGGGAATACCTCTTTGAAGTTTTTAGTTCTGGTAGCATCAAATGTTGCAATAGCAAGTTCTCTACCACTTAACAATCCTATGAATACCCATGTTGTACTCATTGGTATATTGTTGTATTGTTTAAAGTACCATAGAATTATGAGATATATGAAGTCAATTAAAGTTGCACTCTTAACATAGTTTGTATCTGTCTTACTCTGAACTACATGTTGTATCTTACCACCCTGTTCTTTAAACATCCATCCCATACCAGCAACAAACAATGCACTAATAGCGACTAATGGAACGATATCGATTTCACGCGGTAAGAATACTGCCATATTTGCCATATCATGTGATAACCAAGTCCACCACAACCAAGCAGTAACAGTCCATTGTAGTATTCGCCAGTTTCTATCACTACCACGCAATTCTATATTCTGTAACCATTTTGATACGACTGCCCATATGACATATGCACTCACAGCCGCTACACCATAACCAGCAAAAGATTTGACTAACATCTTTTCTAAAACGAATGTACTCGCAAATGCACTTAGCACTAAAAACGATGTACTAACAGGAACACCAAATCTAGTAAGTAATAACAATACTGCTGGTGCCATTGCATGATACCATTGTGGTTCTACATACGGTATTCTATCCAATCTACCATATGATATATCACCAGCATTGACTGTCCATCCATACCAAATAGCAAATAACAAAACACTACTTGCGGCTGCCCACATTATCTTCCAATCAAATCTATCTTTATTAGATGCAATCCAAGTACCAAGAGTTTGAATACTGTCATTTGCGATTACTGTATAACTAGCAAAAGCAAATCCCAAACAAGTCCACAAGAGCGTCATTACATCCATGTTAGTCTCCAAAAGTATATCTGAGTTCTGTTTCTATTTTAGATTTAAAATAGTCCCTTTTACTTGAATCTGAACCTTCCCACTTCCCTTTGAGAGTCCATTTTCCTTTTTTGAATTTGTATCCAGCCTCATAACTAGAACCATTCGACATAGCACCACCTTCAACATAAAAATTATTGTCGAACTTATATCCTAGTCTTAAATGACTTGTAGATGTTTCAGAGCGGTGATCTTTGAAGGGAACTGTGTTCTTGAGTTCTAAATATGGATTAGCGTGGGGGGTTACGAATGGTGTTGTTAATAAAACAATTAAGAGAACGAACTTGAGTTTCATCCCTTTACCCCATTAAGTAGACGAATTAACATTATATGTAAAATATTTATTGATACCGATATCTTTGCCGTGCGCTTTTGTGTTACAGTTCGATTAAGATTTGATGAAATTTCAATGAATATGGGTGGCTTCCAAACTGTTATAAATAGTCCCATGGCAAATCCATTTGAGACAATAAGAGCAGATTCTAATCAGGGTAGGAAATCCTACAACTGGTATATGAACCAAGTTAGAAACGTGGCAAGAAACGTGAATACACCTTCATCTGCCATATCATCTAACATTGGCAAACAGCAGAGCAAAATAGATATTGGGTCAATGTATCTTTTTAGATACGATGCAAAATTTAAAGAAAAATTGCCTTACTTTGATGCGTTCCCCCTTTGCCTACCATTTGAACCAACCAGTAATGGATTCTGGGGAATCAATCTACACTATTTGCCATACTTGTTAAGAGCAAGACTTCTTGGTAAATTATTAGAAACAAATAACGATGTGGCTATAACATCAGAGACACAACTCAAACTAAGCTGGGCCTTACTTAAAAATGCATCGAATTTCCCAGAAGTTCAACCATGCGTAAAAAGATACTTGACTTCCCGATTAAAATCTAGATTCTTTGAAATAAATCCAGAGGATTGGAAGGCTGCAATATTTTTACCAGTAGAGGACTTCAACGTGAATAAGGGAACAGTGTTCACAGATTCTAGGAGCATGATTTAATGGCGTATTTCAAGTTAAACGATTTTATAGGACAGATTCAAGGTCAAGACCTAGCGAGAGCAAATCGTTTTGAGATTGTCTTAACAAGTCCACTCAGATTTACGGACGATAGAAAAGTATCTCTATTAGTAGAAGAGGCACAAGTGCCTGGCCTACAAACCAAATGGACAGCAACACCCATAGGCCCTTGGACAGAAAACAGGGTTCATGGTATAGAGTATTTTGGTGAAACAGCAGCATTCACTTTTTACTGTGATGATACATGGGATGTGAGAACTTACTTTGAAGAATGGATGGGGCGTATTCAGGCAGACCCAAGGTCAAAAGAAGTAGCTTTCTATGATGACATGGTTGGACAAATAGACATGCACGCTTTAGACAGAGAAGACAACAGAACAGCAAGGTGGAAATTCTATGACGCCTTTCCAAGACTTCTCAACATCACACCCATGGCACAGGGTGGAGATGGCGTGGTGAGAGTTGCCGTAACATTTGCATTTAGACATTGGGAATCCAGAGTCGTTGGTGGAGACCCGAATATATTTGACCTACTGAATTTCAGAAACGGTGGACTCAAAGGCGCTATCAATGGTGCTATCAAAGACAGTATCAACGACAGACTAGACAAAATATTTGACACTTAATAATGGAGTAAATTATGGCTTTACCAATGACGGAGTATCCGTTAATTGATATCCATGTTCATACATTGAAAGGCGAGTTTCCATTTAGACCTTTCCTAGTAAAAGAAGAAAAATTATTAGTATTAGCGGCTGAGTCGGGTGAAGAATCCGACATGATAAAAGCGACTCAACAAATAATTACAAATTGTTCTTTCGGAAAAGTGGATGGTGAATCACTGCCTATCTTTGACATGCAGAAGGTTTTCATTGAGTTACGAAAAATATCTGTATCAGATAAGATAGCCGCAAGGTTTAAATGCGGTAATGAGGAATGTGGTAAATCAATTGATATCGATATCTCACTCGACACGTTTGAATTAAAAACATTTGAGGAACATGACCCGATATGTAAGATAAACGACAAACTTACTATTGAGATGCGGTATCCCACTGCAAAAGAATTGTCCGAAATCGCTGGTGCAAATAATCAGGCAGAACTCTATAATGTCGCAGCTCAGTGTATGGAAACTCTTCACATGGGAGATGAAACTGTATCTGGAGAAGACATATCAATAGAGGACAGAATAGAGTTTATCGACAACATGACCAGTGGTCAATTTGACATACTAAAAAAGTTTTTTGAAAGTATGCCAGTTGTGGAAAATGAAATTTCGTTTAAATGTCCACATTGCGAAACCCAGAACCAAATTTATATGAATGGGTATCTGGATTTTTTCGCATAAGCCTCTTCCATGAAAACATGCAAAATTTTTATAAATCGAACTTTTTAATGATGCAAGAACATAAATACAGTTTAACAGAAATAGAAAGTTTGATGCCATGGGAGAGGACGGTATACATTTCAATGCTTATACAACACCTCAAAAAGAAGGCGGATAAGATAAAGGGTAATCAATAATGTTATTAACTTACGGCGGCAGAATGTTGGCTGGAGGCGCGAGAAGCGTTGGAAGATTCCTCAAAGGTTCTGCAAAGGGTGTCGGAGTTGCTGGTCTTGGAGCAATTGGCGGTGGTGCAGCTGGTTTAGCTGCTAGAGGTGGCGGGTCTGGAATTACTATGGGTGACCGAGGCCCTCTTGCAGCTGCAAGTGGGGGTGCTGGATTTACCGCAGCTGCCACACCAATGACTTCCGCTGAGGGAGCAACATCCGTATTATCAGATGCAGATAGTTCTGATCCTGTAGTAAGACAACTTCAAGACATAGAAAGAGTTCTGGTAGATATTAGGACAAACACTTCTACTGGAACTGGTGCAGCATCAGCAATGCCTGTGAACTCCAACGCAATGGAATCCATGTTTGGAAACAATCGACTTGCACCCAAAGCTGCTGGTATAGGATTGGCGGGGGCTGCTCTCTTAGGACTGGCTGGTTCAGGCAAAAAGGAAGGCGAGATTGAGGGCAACGAGGACAAAGAACCTAGCTGGCTAGAAAAAACTGAAAA